CACATGAAAGACGATTCTTACTATGCAGCAGACACAGGAGACGTATCATTGTCTGCGTTCTTTGCTCGTCCAATTGAAATTGGAAGGGTAGATTGGGCTAGTAATGCTACGAATACTGTGTCTTTGGATTTAGATCCATGGTTATTGTTTTGGGCTAATTCTCGTAATGTGAATAGGATTGCCAATTATCGTAATCTTCGTGCTAACCTTAAGGTTAAAGTTATGTTGAATGGTTCTCCTTTTCACTATGGTCGTGCTATTTGCGTCCATAGTCCGATGGGAGCTACTGACGACTATTTGGATTCTAATAGTCTCACGCAGCTATCACAACTTCCACATTTATATATTGATCCTTCCACGTCTCAAGGTGGTGAAATTACTATTCCGTATATTCACCACTTCAATTCCTTTAATATTCTTACTGCGGACTGGACGGGCCGTTCTAGGGTTTATATCCGAGGAATGACCCCATTGGGACATCTTGCAGGCAGTACCGGTAAAATTACTATTACGGTGTTTTGTTGGGCTGAAGATGTGGTTCTCTCGTGTCCAACGAGTAGTAACCCCAACACTTTATCTCCACAAGCTGGTCCAGAAGATGAATACGGAAAAGGAATTATTTCTCGTCCTGCATATGCTGTTGCACATCATGCTGGGCTCCTGCGGAATGTGCCATTTCTTAGACCTTATGCAACTGCTACCCAAATTGGAGCTGGTGCGCTAGGGGATGTGGCCCGTATGTTTGGCTTTTCTCGTCCTACCAATGTTTCAGAGACCAGATTTGCAAAACCGTCACTGACACAGACTTTTGCTAACGCTGATTCTTCCGATACTTGCCCCAAGCTCACGTTTGATTCTAAACAAGAAACATGTGTGGATCCTAGGACAGCCGGATTTGGACCCCTAGATCACATGGCTTTTAAGAATATAGTCAACAGGGAATCCTATTTGACTCAATTTAAATGGAATAAAGAAACTGACGGTGCTGGCACAATGTTATTTAACATTGGGGTTAGCCCTTGGCATGTTAACCAAGATCGAAATCCTCCAGGAGGAGACGGTCCTTTCGACATGCCCGCGTGTGCTTTTATAGCAATGCCCTTCCGTAAATGGAGGGGATCACTTAAATTTAGATTTCAATTTTGTGTTTCCCCTATGCACAAAGGAAGAGTTAGGATCAGTTACGATCCCGCTCTAGCTCCTAATGGAGAGGTGGAAACTAATACTGCACTCAACGAGATTGTAGATATTGGGGCTACGAATGATTTTGTCATAGAAGTTGGATGGCATGCTCTGGAATCATATAAGGTTGTTAGTAAACCTGGAACTGTTCCCACAAATCAGTTATTCGGCAGAAACCCTTTGGTTCTTAATCCTAACAATAGACACAATGGGGTTCTTTATTGCCATGTGGTTAATGAATTGGTTTCTCCTTCCACAGCGCCAGCATCTTCTGATATTGGCGATGTCTATTGCAATGTTTTCCTATCAGCAGGAGAAGATTTTGAAGTCGTAGATCCAGATGGAAATTTCTTTGAGAGCTATTTGTATCGCCCCCAATCCGGAACAGAAGTTTTAGCTTCTGATTCCTCTGCTCCCGAGGGACCTCCAGTCCTTCGAAAATTCGGGAATGGATGCGATCCAAATCACACTTTGATTTATCATGCTGATCCTGTTGTTTCCATTCGAACGCTTGTGAAAAGATATACTTTTTACAGGCGTAACATTTCCGCTCCATTTTCAGGGGCAGTCAGTCCTTATGTTTGGACTTTGCTCCAGAGTCCTTACCCTTTGCAAAAAGGTAGGACTGCTGGGGGGAGATTGAACGGAATCAATTATGTCCATTTTATTCCTCTGACTTATTTCGCAGCAGCTTTTGTTGGTTCTAGAGGAGGAGTAAGACACAAGATGATGTTATCGTCATCTTTTAATGCAGATCATATCTGCTCCATTATGCGTGTGGGATGGCAGGCCAATGAGTCTAATGCCATACGCATACTGGAACAACCAGTTAATTCTGTTTATAACCATGCCAATACTTTACTCCAGAGAAATACTGGATGGGGTGGTATGGCAGTAACCCACAGTAAAATTTCGCCTTTGATCGAGGCAGAATTTCCAAATCACTTCGAGAGGAGATATTATCGCACCCGAGATGCCAATGCGGCAGGTCAGGGTTCGGAATTATTTTATCGTGTGGAAGTGGCTGGAGCTCAGGCTCCACAAAATGCCACTATCACCCTCGATGATCATGTAGCTGCCGCAGACGATTATAGCTTATTTTGCTTTCTCGCTGCGCCAAGCTTGTATATAGGTACCCTCACGTAATTTTTCATTACGTCTAGGGAACCCACATTTGTATATTTGTATAATATAATGCCAACAGTCATACTGTAATCCTACGAGTAACCCGTAGGTGCGCTTATTGCGCGAGGAGCCATTTATGGTATTCCCT